TCAAACGTTTTTTATACCAACTACCTTACGTTTGGGGCACCCTTGGGACACAACGTCAGAAAAACTGCTATTCAGCATTTCCACCTGGTTGCGGTCCATCTCTCCGATCCACTTCGAGTAAATCTCATAAACCATCTTCGCGTTTTCGTGACCCATCTGTCCGGCGATAAACGACGGGTTAGCACCGGCAGTTAATAACCAGCACGCAAAAGTGTGGCGCGACTGGTAAGGGCGTCTGTTCCTGATTCCTGCCTTCTTTAATCCTGCCTCCCAACTATACCCCAGAGACTGAGATCCGTAATACTTCGTTGCCCCGCGCCAGTTTCTGGGCGGGATAAACACGAACCGCAGTTTTTGTTGTTCAGTTAAACCATGTTCGCGGTGATGGAAGGTGATTTCGGTTTTGCTTAATGCGCCAGTTAGCTTGAATTGCTCCCGTAAAGCGTTCAGCGCAGGCTCAAGCAGGGTTACAGTTCTGATCCCCGCTTCGGTTTTGGGTGGCACAAACAGCCCCTCATTGGTCTGATTACGCCTGACGTGAAGCTCACCCTTATCAAGATCAACATCCTCCCAGGCTAAAGCCGTAAGCTCGCCATGCCGAAGGCCGGTAAAGATAGCAATAGTCCAGAGTAAAGCATAACGAGGAGATAGCGCTTTTATAAAACCTTCAAACTCACTCTGGAGAAGCGGATCCGGGTCTCTCCTGGAGCGCTTGAGCATCTTTATACCTTCGTGCGGGGTATGCTCTATAAAACCGCTCAGGTTCGCCAGTTTGAGCAAAGCAGTCAGGTTGTTCATCAGGCCGTTGACCGTGGATACAGCACGGCCTTTTCTTTTTAACCAGGGAGCGTGATCGCTAAAGGTATTTCCCGTTAACAGCATGTTTCTGTAATTCAACAGATCGGTATGCTGAATATCTGCAATATGCGTATTACTTCCGATTATAGCGCAAAGTGTTGCTATACGTGATTCCGCGCCTTTGTATGATGCAGCTGAAACCTCAAGCTTTTTCGCATCAAGATAAACTTTGCATAATTCACCGAAGGTTTTAATTTTTCGTGTAGTGGTAAATTTTTTAAGCGCTTTTGATTCAGGAAAGTGCTCTGCATAGTCAAACTTACCCTGCTGAATTTCACTTACTATTAAAGCGCGGAGGTTGCCAGCCTTTCTTATATTGCTATTCGATACAGTCCAGCCCCGCAAAACTTCGCGGCACCGCGTGCCGCGATATAGAAAGCTAATTCTTATTCCCTTCCCATGCAGCTCTACGCCAGCTGGCATATTCATTATGTTTCCCCGACAAGCCTGTTAATCCTGGTGTAGTTGTAGAGAAGTGTTACCCTTCCTTCTGAAGCATTGGGGTCAGGTGGGTGCTTCTTATAATGAACACCCTCAATCCATCTCCCCTCCCGGTAAGATTTAATTTGCCGGGGAGTCATATACATCTTCGCTACAATTCCCTTTTCCATCACCCATTCATCTTCTTGAGTAATATCGGCCATAAATAACCTCATGGCCGGGAAACTATAATCAGTTCCCCGGTTTAATGTTGATTATTGGAAATCATTCAGTCTCTACTGTCGTATCATGCTTTTTATGCGAGTGAGCCTTTAACAGCCAGAAACGTAGTCATCGCTTTATCAACAATCTTTGCGTTGTGGTATTTGCTGATTGCCCAGGTGATAGCGAAGAGAATCCACCGGAAGTGGCTGGTATACGTTTTAAATGTCAGTCCATCGCAGACATCCCATGCACTCCAGCTCTCTGGCCAATCAGCATCATAAACAGCCTGATAAGCCTCCCATTCGTTATTGAAGCCAGCTCGGCACAAGTCGCGGACGATTTCTCGTACCACTGCTTTGTCGCTATCTGGTGTACCGTCATCGTCGTCCCAGTCTTCATCTTCTTCTGTTTCAGCATCTTCATCGTCCTTCAGGTAATCACTCAGAGACTCTTTCAGGCTTTTGCAGAACGCGTCGTGGTTATACTCTTTCGCCAGCATTTCTCGTGCCGTACATCCCGCGCCAGCCTCCAGTTTTTCAGCCCAGTAATGGGTATTGATTCCACCTTCCCAGGCGCCAAAAAAGTCGAACATGTCCGCTATTCGGGAAAAGGTCCAGGTTCCCATGTCACCCGTCACTGTCAAATAGCCAGGCCAGGTAATTACGTCATAGTAGTAATTGGACGTTCCCGGCTGCTGCATTCGAAGGTGGCGATACAGGCCATCGTCACGGATGATTTCCAGGCGGTGAAATGCTGTATCCATCAAAAATCGAGAGTCAATTTCAAAAAAGCTCATGCTGTACCTTCCTTTACGAAGATGATCCAATGGGTCTTATCGTTCTTTCCGGTACGCTGGCCGATCGCTGGTTTTTCGTCAGTCAACGCTAGAATCTGGCTAACCGGTATCTGTGTTTCATTCCATTTAAAGATAAGAACGCCGTGTGGCCACAACACGCGGAATGCCTCTTTGAATCCGGCGCGGATATCGGCGCGCCACGTTTTTTTATTCAGGCGCCCGTATTTTTTCCCCATCCAAGCGGTTTGTCCGACGCGCTCAAGATGTGGCGGGTCAAACACAACAACCGGAAATGAGGCATCAGCGAACGGCAGCGCACGGAAGTCAGCAACGAGGTCAGGGCTGATAACCAGACGGCGGCCGTCGCACAGCTTGTGCTCTTCAGCTCGAATGTCGGCAAATACCGTGCGAGTATCTCGTTTGTTGAACCAGAACATGCGGGAGCCACAGCACATGTCGAGAATGGTTTTCTCAATCATTCCAGGCCTCCAGCTCGTTCTGAATCTCCTCGTCGATTTCGTCGTTGGTAGCGTCTTCGTCCAGGTAGTCGCGAGCTTCTTTGAGATATTTTTCCCGGCGTAAGCGATACCAGAGAGAAAACTCATAACTCCAGCTATTCGGCGCGCCGTCATAGTCAACCTTGGCGTTACGTTCAGCCATGCTCTCGACCATGCTGTAAGCGGTGGTGAGCGCCGCTTCTCGGATATACCCGCGCAGGTCGCTTTTGCGCCAGTACGGATTAACTTTTGAATCGCAGACGGGTTTAAACTCAACTTCCCAGCGACGGATACAACGCGCGTTTAATGATTTGCTCATCGTGATGCCTCCGCTTTAATCGCTTTATACGCACGCAGTACGTGAGAGGTTTTACCGGTAATAATCGTTTTTAAAACAAAGAAACCGCTACGCTTAGCACGAACGGAAGGGGCAAGAAATATCGCCGTGTCAACAGCACGGTTGTGAAGGCGGAATTCAAATACAGTGCTCGTTAGTGTGATGACTGAATCCGACCCTTGATCATTGAATTCTATTTTCATGATTGTGCTTTCCTGTCTTTGAGTTGATTGTATTTTTCATGGCTCATAACTTCCCAGCATGTTCCGTTATTGCGGGATAATAAGCGCCATTTTCTGCCAATCTTTAAACTTAAATTCCCGCATTTGATTCGGCATGGCTTTATATCTCCCTTGCTGTACAAGCTCAGAACATGCGATGCCTTTTCATTTACATGCGATGGAATACGGTTGGATATGATTATCATCCGTCACCTACCAGCGCTTGTGTGCAAGGTGTCCTGGGCGTGACGGCAAGGTTTTACGAAACGAGGAAGCAGCAGCGGAGAGGGCGATTTTCTGCTTTTCTTTCTCATTGCATACCGGGCAGAAATAAAAGTCTCTCCGATAAGCACCCCTGCCAGATGGGCGATATTGCAGCTGATCGCGAGCAAAAGAGCCGCCGCAACCATGACAGTGCAACTTTAATTCTTCCATTTATCTATCTCCGGTTAAATTTAAAGTGTGTTCATTCCTGCCAGTTAAGGCATTAAATAAAAGCTGATGGTATTAGTAAGAAACTTCGGTATTTATTTTATAACGTGCATTGCCAGAGTCTGCGCTAACAGAAACTAAGTCGCCATACATGTCATAATTCAAAATAACGTCATTGAATTTCAGGGCCGAGAGAGATTCTTCGCGACCGCAAAACATAAAATCTTCTGCGTGCTTAGCTTCCTCATAAATATCTTTCATTGAGGAAAAAGCCTCTGACCACATTTCACCACTACCAATAAATTGCGCAATAGCCAACTTGCTTTGTGCCGCTTTAAAAGCTGGGTTGCCATGCAGTAAATTAGCCATTGAACACCCCTTTGATATACATAATTTCGACAGCCAGCCCACCCCAAAAAACCAATCCGATGGCCAGCGCGATTACCAGGGAACGAATGCCGTTTTTGCTCATTTGTTACTCCAGAATGGGAAGCTGATAACGACAACTACAGCCAAAAACAAGGCAACCTTTATGCAGAACCGGTGCCATGCAGGAACTTCATGTTCGCGGATCATTTGCTACCCCTCACTGTCATGTGAATTTGAGTACCAACAGACCTTGCAATGCAGTGCCGGGTGCCTCCCGGTGATACCAGCCAGTTAACAACTGGTAACGACAGCTTCTTTTCCACCCCACTCTTTTTAGAAACGAGTGATACCGCTTAACTGAGCCGCGTGCGCATAGCCGCATTCACTGCATTGCAAAGCCTGTTGATTTTTAGCCTTCAGGCGGCCAACCGAACGTTTAACCTATCGCACCGTTGTGTCGATGTACTTATGGTGAGCTACAGGCTAAATAAAATCAACCAAAAGATAAGTCAAAGGCTAAAAAAATACCGCCAATCGGCGGCATTCTTTTGAAATTGAAGTGAATTTATTTTTCTCTGGTAGTCGGATCTACGTTGTCAGAGTAAAAATCTTTGAGTTTTTGTAGCCGCATCTGGAATGCAGCCAGCATATTGCGCCTCTCGATAGGAGGCAATTCGCGGAAAACTTCAATAAGTGCAATTTCGTCTTCGGTGTATGTCCCGCCGAGTTCCTCTGCTCCTGTAAGTATCCATGAGAGCGAGGTTTTAGCGGCCTTAGCTAGTTTGGCTGCTGACTCCTTGCTAATGGTTTCCCTCTTAAACCAGTTGGTTACAGAGGTAGGACTAACTCCCGCAATCCTCGCCATTTCTGTGCGAGACCAATGATTCAGTTTCATCAACTCATCAAGTCTTGCGGCAAGCGTGCTTTGTGGCTTTACGCCTGATTCATGCTGGGTTTCTGTCTTCATAGCAACAATTGTAAGCCACTGGCTAAAACAATAATAATTTCTTGTTGTTGATTTTTTTTAGCCATTAGCTCAATATAATTGCACAATGGCTAAAACGAGAGGTTCACATGTCAGGTCTTGATAAGGCAATTACAGCTGTAGGTGGCAAACGTCGGCTTGCGCTTGCCTTGAACATTAAACCGTCGTCGCTGAGTCGATGGATTCATAAGTACCAGGGGCAGGTTCCACCAAAGCGCGTAATTCAGGTTTACGAGGTAACTGGAATTACTCCGCATGAGTTGCGTCCTGATCTTCACCCAAACCCAACCAGTGGCCTTCCTGAGAATAATACGGCTACAGCACAGAAGGAGTCTGATTAATGGAAATCAAACACGAGCACGTTGAAATAGCTCTGCTGGCCTGGGCTGCTGAAGTCGGTCAGGCATACGCAGCCAGCGCGATTACTGAAGAATACGTGCGCTCAGGTGGGGCTGAGCTTCGCCTGGTACCGGGTAAAGCATGGGCCAATCAGCAAAATATCTTCCATCGCTGGCTGAAGGGTGAGACCGAACAGCAGCGCGAGAAAATCCGTCTGCTGCTTCCGTCAATCCTGCGCGTTCTGCCACGTGAAATCCGTCATCGTCTGAGCATCTACGACACGATCGAGCGTCGGGCATTGCTGGCGGCCCAGCATGCCATCGGAACGGCTATTGATGCGCACGACGATGCTATTGAAGCCATATACAGCAAGGCGTATCAGCCTGCCACTGTTGAAGTAACGAAATACCACTGATTCCGGAGGTGACTATGTGTAACCAGTCTGCTGCTGAATTGATTGCTCGCCTGAAACGAGCGTATCCGGCGTATGAGCCGTCTGAAGGAGATTGTGCAGGCACTGGCATCCCTAAGGCCGGTTCTCGCTTCCAGCACAGACACAAAGGCCACATGGTAACGGTACTCACAGCGACAGAGAAAGATGTTTCCTACCGCAAAGCCTGCGGGTCTGTTGGTTGGGTGGGATTGAGAGAGTTTTTACGGCTACACAATGAGGTTTCGGAATGAACAATCAGGTTTTTGAAATTGTTCAGGCCATGTCGGGGCAGGGGAACTGCATAACGATCCCCGGGCCGTATCTGGATTTCTTTGCAGGAGACAGGCAGCAGCATTTGCTGGCGGCCATTCTCAACCAGTTGGTGTTTTGGTCGGGTAAGTCGACTCTGGAAAATGGCTGGTTTTACAAAGAGCACGCAGCGCTTGCTAAAGAGATCCGCGCTAAAGATGGCGACGTGGTCAGAAAGGCTATGTTCAAGATTACAGAGCAGTACCTGGCGGGAGTTATTGAGGAAGAGTTACGGCAGGTAAGCGGTACGCCGAAGAAGCATTACCGCGTCGATCAGGAAGCGTTAATTGCCAAAATATTCCCGCAAGGGGGGAATTCAAATAAACCATTGAAAGATATGGATTCGGCTCAAGAGCCGAAAGGAAACGGCTCAAGAGCCGAATCGAAGCAAGTAATTGAAAGTAATGGAAACGGCTCTCAAGCCGAATGCATTCGTCCCAAGAGCCGAATGGAAACGGCCCAAGAGCCGAATCCTGGAAACGGCTCTCAAGCCGAATCCTATCTCTATACAGATCTTAAAAACAGATCACTACATACAGATCATAAAAACCACGCGGGAGAGATTTTTCCTGTGGATAACTTTGCAGAGTCAGGACGTGAACCGGTCATCCCGGAAGCAAGCATTCCTGACGCTACCGGAGACAGTAACCTGGCTACCGATGATGACTTCGATCTCGCGATGTGGTTCTGGTCGACCATCATCGAGATGTACGAACGCGCCGCAGAATTCGACGGCTCTCTGGCAAAACCGAGAGAACCGAACTTTGTCGCATGGGCTAACGAGGTTCGCCTGCTTCGCCAGGAGCACGGATGTAGCCACGACCAAATTCGCACCATGATTGAGCGCATTCAGCGCGATCAGTTCTGGTGCCCAAAAGTTCAAACCATGAAGACATTACGCAACAAATGGCCTGAGCTGGCGCTGAAGCTGTGCCCGGTAAATCTCGCAACCGGCGGCAACCTCGGTTTTAGCGGCAAGGTTCAGGCAGATATTCCTAAGGGTTTCAGGGGCTAAGGAGTTTTTTCAATGAAAACAACCAAATCCAGGAAAACACAATACAGCGGTGAAATCACGATGATCGAATTTCTCAAGGCCAATCCTGATTTGACCACCAGAGAAATCGCCACTGCGCTGGGTCGCGGTATGTCGTCGGTGAATGGCCAGCTTCGCCAACTGCATGGAGCAGGGCAGATTGTCCAGAGCGGCCTACGCAACGGCGCAGCCTTGTGGCGCTTTAACGACATGCCGTTTGGCTGTGCGAACCGTATCCGCATGATGTTTGAAAACCTTCTGAGGGAATGTCGCGGGGTCGCTCAATGAAATTACAAAAATGCCCTGATTGCGGCGCGGTACCTGAGTTTCACTGGAAAGATTATACGTTTGGCTCATGTTCAGGCGCCCTGAAATGCCCGTATGACCATTACCGGGTCCAGCACAGTTACTGGGCTGGTGGAAAGAACAAAGCCAGACATGCTCTGGAACAAAAATGGGCGGAAGCGGTGAATAAAAAAGAGGTTAAAAATGGCTAAAAACTCAATCGACGCATACGGCGCTAGCGGCAAGACAAACGTTCTGATGTTCGAGCCGGTAAATCTGCATATTGTCACTGACAAGGCCCACCCGCTTTACGATGAGCGTATTCACTTACCTCTCAGTGAAGCCATGGTGCTGAACATCATAGACCAGGGTGTTCTGGAGCCGATTATTGTGTGGAAAGACCCGGAAACTGGGCTGTCCTGTGTGGTAGATGGCCGTCAGCGTGTGCGCCATACCCTGGAAGCTAACAAGCGCCTGGCAAAAGAGGGTAAAACTCCGCTGCTGGTTCCGGCTGTCACTAAACGCGGTTCTGCTGTTCGCATGGCTCAGGCGATGGTCAGCGCAAACGAAATCCGCCAGGCCGATACTCCGCTGGGCAGAGCCAAAAAGATGGCTGATGCGCTGGAGCGCGGGCATGACGAGGAAGACCTCGCGCTGATGTTCGGCGTCAGCGTCCCCACTGTACGCGCTACGCTATCCCTTCTGGATGCCACTCAGGCAGTCAAAGACGCGGTAGAGTCCGGCACAGTAACAGTTACCCAGGCGCGTCAACTTGCATCACTAAAACCCGAAGAACAGCGGGAAAAGGTAGCCGAAATCGAAGCGGCGACCGCTGGCACTACCGGTCATGAAAAAGCGCGTCGTCAGCGACAGGTTCTCGGTGAAGCAAAGCCACGTTTTAAATCACGCAAAGAAATTACAAAAGCCCTCGAAGGTGCCAGCGGTGAATACGCGGCGGCTCTGCGCTGGGTGCTCGGGGAGACTGTATGACAATCACACTACAGGCAGTAAACGATCTCATTCAGTCGCTGGAGAGTGCGGGCGAGCTGTCGATCAAAGAGACAAAGGTTATGGCGCTGGCGAAAGCGTACCAGCAGCTGGCTGCGGAGAATGTCCAGGCAAGAGAGCGACACAGTTTCATTCGCGCGCTGGCTATTTCCATTCTCGAACATAGTGGCGGACGTCATGACTGGCGCGGAGCTATGGAAGACGCATCTGATTTGGTGAAGACGGTCGATGAGGTTTACTCCAATACCCCCGCCACCGATCGCATCGTAGCCGGGATTAAGGCTGAGGCAAAATCTCATGACCTCAACGCTTTTATCAGCCACTACAGTGCTGAACTTGATAATCATATCGCCAATGGCGGCGACCAATTTGATGAGCGAGCCGTACGCCTGAGAGGCGTTATCGTTGGCGCTCGCATGTTCAGAGAGAAGCTGCGCGATGAAGAGAAAGCATTGGCGCTGCGCGAGGAGGCCGGCAAATGAGTATGAAAGTTTATATTGCTGGCCCTATGACAGGCTACAAGGATTTCAACCGACCAGCATTCAATGCGTTTGCCCTGAAGCTAAGCCTGGATGGATATGTAGTGCTAAATCCAGCCATCCTTCCTGGTGGACTTGAACAGCGTGAGTATATGGATATCTGCTGCGCAATGATTCGCTGTGCCGATGCGGTTTTTATGTTGCGGGGATGGGAGGGCTCAGAAGGCGCCGTTGCTGAACACGCACTGGCTAAAAAGATGGGGCTGACAATCATCACAGAGCAGCAGGAGCGAGCAGCATGACTGATATCACCGAACTGGCGCAGAGAGAGAAATTCGAAGCGTGGTGGGAGCGCGAGTATAAACATCTCGAATCCTCGAAATATACCGATGCTGTGCCGCATATCAAATACGGTTTCTGGATGGCATATCAGGCCGGTGGCGCTGAGCTGGTAGAGGCGCTGGATAAGTCAGAATCACGGCTTCATGAGGTCGCCGTAGCGTGCGCAACCGCAGAGCAGGCGCTGGAGAAGGCGCAGCGGCGGAACGGCGAGCTTGAGACCTATAGCAAAACCGCGCTCGAATTTAGGGAAGCGGCGAGAGATGAAAACCGACACCTAAAGTTGGAACTGGAAATTGCAGAGAAGCGCATCGCCGAGCAGGAGTCAAAGTTAGCTAATCCGGTGCAATTGCCAAAAACAAACGGCTATTGGACTGAGACAGAAAAGGCTTATGAAGAAGCTATTACGCTCGCGAAGCGGCAAATTCGCGTTGCCGGATTTCGCTGTGAGGGGGATGAGTAGATGGCTAAGCCACTTAACAAGCGCGAACGCGAATATATCAAACCAGCTGTTATTTATGACTGGGAAATTCATCTTTGGCCAGGTCGCAAAGATGGTGTTTGGGATGGCGATAAGATACTGCCAGTAAAGGTTGGTGCTATGGCTGAATCACTGATTAAAAGGGGGTATCTGGAAAGGCTTGGGAGTGTAATTCGTGCCACCGAAAAGACGAAGGCGCTGAAGTGCCGCGCAGGTAACTGTTTATATGGTCGCCTTTATGACGATAACGATGTGGATTCGGGGCAGTGCCCTGATTGCGATGGCGGCATGATGTTTGAAGGAGCCAACCAATGACCAATTCAACCATAACCAGAGAGCAGTTAATCGAAAAGCTAAAGCACAGGATTGCAGTCACTGAAAAATATCCACACCTGGAAGAGGCGCAGATTGACTCGCAAATTTTCAAAATAGCGCTGGCCGCAATGGACGGTGAGCCAGTAGCGTATACCGACGAGCGCAACCTGGGATATATCTACCGAGGAAGGGAGACGGCGTATCTGTGGGGCAAGCAGAACTCAGAGGCGGGAGATATCCCGCTCTATCGCCACGCGCAGCCAGCGCCGGTAGTGCCGGAAGAAATGACTATCAGGGACGCCTGCAAATTTGTCCAGGATATGCGGTTGTTTGATGATGTGTCCGTGATAGTAATGCGCACCTGGAACGCCTGCCGCGCCGCCATGCTCAACCATCCATCAAGCATTCAGCCCAACACTGGTGCAGCTCCCGGCGCTGAAATCAAACACCCGTCAAGCAATTCTCAGGTAATTGGCATTGACCCAGCATCCGGTCCAGACCGCACCGTTGAGGTTCGCTATGTTGCACCTCCCGGTTACGTGATGGTGCCTAAGGAGCCGACATCAGAAATGGTAAAAAAGATGCGGTATCACGTTGGCGGGTATGACCGAAACATCAAGGAAGGATACAAAGCCATGCTCGCAGCCGCCCCGCAGGAGGTGAATCATGGCTGAGTTACGTGCAGGCGGGTTGGCGATAGTAATTTTTTCAGAAAATAAACCTGAAATTGGCAGATGCGTTGAGTTAGTCGAAAAAGTAACGAATGGATATGTATTTAATTTTCCTGGCGTGGGTAAGCATGGGTGGCGTGATGAAACCCCTGGATGGTTAGTAAAGGGAGATGTATCGATTTATACAAACACACCTTCAGGTGGTTTCTCTTATTTCTACGATGAAGAGCTCATGCCAATCGATGGAGAAGACTTCTCTCACGAAGATGAGCGACAGAAGGTGCGGGAGCATGCCTAAATAACCCGTCACCTTCATAAATAAGTCACACCTTCATGATATAGCGATTTTAGGTTTCATTGTCCGCTGTAGGGGGAGGTAAATATGGTGAGCATGCATCGTATTATGTCTGCTTTGGTTGGGGTGACAGTAGTTGCGTTGATGCTGATAGTTATGTTCGGATGGCCTTATTTTGTACGTACGACCACTGAATATATCCTCAGCATCTGGTAGTGATTACTGCCGGGCGGCCAATCGGAAAAACTGAACCGCGCCCTCTACAGAATGAGAAGCCATAAAACGCAAACACCATATTTGTTATCAACAAATCTAAGGTTTGTTATTTATGCAAATGATAACCAGAAAAAAGCCAGCCTTTACCGAGTTGTATCAAACTGGAGTTCTGACTCGTATTGTTGCGGTAAAAATCGCTGATCGCGATGGCTGGAGGCTGTTTGGATTTTGGCGAGATAAGGATATTGGCGTGTACGTAGAGGCTGCTCGTGGAGGCGTCCGGGAATGGTCAGGGCTGGACTATCTGGCTAACTTCTGCGGTAGCTGCGGAATCAGTCTCTGGGAGGTTCACAGCAAGGTCGAGACAAAGGCACCTCAGTAAATTCTCTATGCAATACAACCCGCTGCAGCGGGTTTTCATTTATCAATCCTGACAAAAATTAACGTTTAGTGCTCTTAAGATATTGCTCATTCAATGAGTTAGGTGTACTGTTTATTTATACAGTATATCGAGCGGGGTGATAATATGAAAATCGAAGTAACCATCGACAAGACTAAAAAACTGCCAGAAGGGGCCATTCCCGCCCTTGAAGTTGAGCTTTTGCGTCGCCTGAATCAGAACTATGAAGATTGCAAGCTAACCATTCGTCGCGCCGGGTCAGATGGCCTGAGCGTTTACGGGGGTATCGACGACGATAAGGAAATCATTGAGGAAATACTCCGCGAGACCTGGGAAAGCGCCGACGACTGGTTTTTCTGATTTTTTATTGGTGGTGAGCATTACCTCTGATGCCGCTGCTCAGATTTAGCGAGAAAATTTCGCGCTGGAGGTAATGTGACAAAGATCAATAACGGCAAAGCAGAAACTGCCACTGGTGGAAAAACATCTTCATAAGGTGGTAGTAGATGAATACAGACGAGTTAATAGAGGCTATCCGTATTCCGGGTAGTTACGTGCTCGATAGCCTTCCTGACGGTAAATATATTCTCACCCCTATAGAGCCGGGTGAGATAAAAAATACTGAAACCTCTCACGAGGAATGTAAAAGCTTCTTCCAGCAGGGCAGAAGCTGATTTATAATAATCATCTCGGCTGAACACCGAACCTATCGCGCCATCACCGGAGTAAAGTGATGACGCAAAAACGCAGCAACGCCATTTTACGCCGTGCCTCAGTGCGCGGTGTTTGTGTTTGTCTTTCGCACCCAGGCGGTGCGATATGAGAGACCCTCGTCGCAGATGCAAAGCACCCGGCTGCGGTGCCTGGTTTAACTTTACCTATCCAAATGTTTACTGGTGTTGCGAAGAGCATAAGGCCCAGTACCTTGCGCATCAGCGCGAGAAACAAAAGGTTAAGGCACAAAACAGGTTAAAAAATAAACCCGTTCACCATATCCGCCCTGAACCAACGACGGCTGAAAAACCTCTCAGCCACTGGCTGGAAGTCACCGAGCGCGTGGTTAATACCCTTTGCCGTGAAACTGCCCTTGCTAATGGGGAGGGGTGCATTTCCTGCGGTACTCACGACGCGAAAGTCTGGCATGCCGGCCACTACAGAACCGTTGCTAAAGCCTCCCATCTGCGGTTTACCCGCATCAATATCAATCTTCAGTGTGATGACTGCAACGTCGGCAAGTCCGGGAATATCAAAGCTTACCGGGTCGGGCTGGTGGAAAAAATCGGTGAAGCCGCAGTTCAGGGGCTTGATAACGACAACCGGATTCACCGCTGGACCATCGAAGAGTTGGAAGCTATCCGCCTGCAGGCTTACGCCGACTTACGCGCACTGAAAAAAACGCTGGAGGCCGCATGACGCCAGCAGCCTATTACAACGAGATCGACCCATTCGCGGCTCAGTGGCTGCGCAACCTCATAGCCGCCGGGCACATAGCCCCAGGCGAAGTTGACGAACGGAGTATTGAAGATGTCACACCTGACGACCTCAGAGGATTTACCCAGTGCCACTTTTTCGCCGGTATCGGCGTCTGGTCCCATTCCCTCCGTCTCGCCGGATGGCCTGACGATCGCCCGGTCTGGACTGGTTCCTGCCCTTGCCAGCCTTTCAGCGCGGCAGGCAAAGGCGATGGGTTTGCTGACGAGCGGCACCTTTGGCCCCACTTCTTCCATCTCATCAGCGAGTGCAGACCTCAGCATGTCTTTGGCGAACAGGTTGCAAGCGGTAACGCAAACACATGGTTCGACCTTGTACAAGCAGACCTGGAAGGAGTGGGATACGCCTTCGGACTTGTGCCGTTTACGTCAGCGGGCGTCGGTGCGCCGCACATCAGAGAGCGGGCCTACTGGGTGGCCAACGCCAACAGCGTCATCAGTGACCGGCGCGGGAACGTCCGGGCGCCAGGGCGGGATGAATATTCAAACGGCGGCGATGATGTCCGGCTGGCCGACGCCAGCGGCGAACGAATTCGAGCCAAAGAATCTGCAGAAGTTAACGGAGAGAAGGGAGAAATACCAATCCAAATATGGCAACAACGGATTCGGACTGACCCTTGGACAGGCAGCGCACCTGCTTTTTGCGGGCTGGGTAACGCCAACATCACGCGACTGGAAGGACTCGGCGGGAATGACGGCGCAGCGGGACGGGAAAGAGCGACTGGACCAGCTGCCGCGTCAGGCTTACACAGCAGACCACTTGAGGTTAACGGTTTTTGGCGAGATGCGGACTGGCTCTTTTGTCGAGATGGCAAATGGCGTCCAGTTGAACCCGGCACATTCCCGCTGGTTGATGGGGCTGCCGCACGAATGGGACGAGTCGAGCCCGGGGTGGCAAGAGTGGCAAGCAGCAACCGCATCGGCCGCCTGAAGGGTTACGGCAACGCCATAAACGCTCAGGCTGCAGCGGCTTTCATTCGCGCTTACATGGAGGTCGTATGACATATCAGCTCATTTACGTTGATCCGCCCTGGCAATACGGCAACAAAATCAGCAACGGCGCAGCGGTGAACCACTACGACACTATGAGCCTTACGGAGCTGAAACGCATCCCCGTGTGGGATGTGGCTGATGAAAATGCCGTTCTGGCTATGTGGTACACCGGAACTCACACGGAAGAGGCGATCGAGCTTGCCGAAGCGTGGGGCTTTCGTATCCGAACGATGAAAGGCTTTACGTGGGTAAAGCTCAATCAATACGCCGAGCGGCGATTCAACAAAGCGCTAGCTGAAGATGAGTTGGTGGATTTTAACGATCTGCTGGTGATGCTGAACAGCGAAACCCGAATGAACGGCGGCAACCATACGCGGGCCAATTCAGAGGATCTCCTGATCGCAACATGCGGGGCAGGGTTAGAGCGTGCCAGCGCGTCAATTAAACAGGTTGTTTATTCCTGTCTGGGCGAGCATAGCGAAAAACCGTGGGAAGTTCGCCACCGGCTGGAATTGCTGTACGGTGACGTTAAGCGCGTGGAATTGTTTGCTCGCGAATCTTGGCCCGGCTGGGACCGCTGGGGAAATCAGTGCGAGAGTTCTGTTGAAATGCATTCGGGAAAATTTATCACCAGGGAGGGGATATGAATCATCTCACCATAGAGAATATCCGCTACCGCTGGATGAAGCTTCGCCTTTGCCGTCATCGCGGCACTGTATTAGTTGACTACCGCATCCTCAGAAACTTTATTCGCACCTGCCAGATCCGGGGAGAGACAGCATGACTCCAATGCAACGCCGTAGACATAATGCGGCCCTTAATGAGGTTGCCCTGGCTACGCATAAGCGCTATCTGGGGCGAGCAAAACTCTTGACCGGCATCCAGTCAGGCTGGATTAAATCATTGCTTACCGTATGGGGCGATACCATGCGCGGTGAAGCCGCGCCACGATTGCCAAGAAGCCATGAATGCTGGCGAGTTATTAGAGGAGATCGCTGGTCTGATAAATCTCTTGAACGCTTTACTGCGGCAATTAAGCAGGCGAGGGAGGAGGGTTATCGCGGTCAGCATGCGTTAAATAGAGCACACGCAATTTTATGGCCGAAAACCACTACCAGCATAATAGATACCGCTATAAGAGATGATGATGCGGATTTCGTTGAGGAATGTGTGTTAAAGGCATTCGACACAACGGATCCGGTTTATATCGTAGGGGTGAGCTTTTACACCACTCGTAAAAAAGTCGCGGATATTGCCCGCGAGCTGGAACGAGCAGCTCCATGGCTTACGTTCAAGATGGCAAAGGATCGGGTTAACTGGTGCTTACAGGTATTTCAGGCGAAAACTTTCCTGTCTGCAAGGCAAAGCCTGAAAGCTGAATCTGAATGATTTTTTAGCAATTAGTGCTTATTTTGTTATTGGTAGTTGATTTCAGGTCTAAAAATTAGATAATCCGTTCATGCTTGGCATGAGCTGCGCCACTCGGCAGCGACAAAAAGCGACAATTTGAATATGACGAGAACCCCGCCAGCGCGGGGTTTTTGCTTTCCGGCGATACGACAGGGGTATTCGCGAGATGCATTGCATCAGTACCCCTGTCACATCGTCGTAGAGCATTGAAACGAGTTTCATCAGATGTTAAATTTCTGGCGTGGTGAATCCCCCTATGCGGAGGGGCGGAAATGACAAGGCAGCATCATGATGATAATGCCCATGAAAAATTGACCGCGAGTCACGGTTTGTCAGCCAACGGCTCACCTGGAGGCACCAGGCACCACAACCATCTCAAAATTAGAAACAGCAGTGGCAGGCTCGCTTCGGCGAGCCTTTTCTTTAAGTGAAAAAAAGCCCGCATTGGAGAGCGGGCCGTAATATACGGGACAATCGTTACAAGGAGACTGAGAGCTCCAGAGCCTCTCAGTTTTTAAATGTTAGTCATTGGTTTCTGAATTGTAAATAAACGTCCTTAATTACAGGCCATGCATTCGCGTGGCTTTTTGCTTTCTGCAATCCGGTCAGGGCTCTTGAGTGAATGCGTGCCGCACTACACGTTGAAGCTCATACGCGAGAGTCCTGAGCCAAATTGCTGATTTAGCTCAGCAGGTAGAGCGCCTGCCTTGTAAGCAGGATGTCGGCGGTTCGATTCCGTCAATCAGCACCAGATAATGGCCTGACCTGATAACGGGTTCATACCCCAACTTATCAGGGGCGCTGCTGCAACAGCGCCGAAGGCCGACAGACCCAGCCAGGGTATTTTCGGTCATCACCGACATTGCTATTACCCTCATGCTTATTGCCCGCTTAACCGCGGGCTTTTTTATTATCAGGTCCCGCAGGAATCATCATCGACATGCTTCGTTGTTAAATCCAGCCTGACGGGCCTGACCCCTTTCAAACACACAGCTACCATCCGTCCCTAACGGAGGTGAGGCTTATGAAAATGCCCTACAAACAAGATTTCATCGCTGCGCTACTTGCGTCCAGAGAGCAGGGCATAGGCGCGATGCTGGCGTTTATTATGGCGTACCTCCGGGGGCGCTATAACGGCGGTAAGCTCTGGAAGGTGATAGTTGACGCCTTAATGTGCGCGATGATCGCCTGGTTCATACGAGACCTGCTCAATTTTATCGGCTGGAGTTCTGATCTGGCCTATATCGGCAGCGTCTTTATTGGTTATCTCGGAACAGACACGATCGGCTCTCTGTTCAAAAAGCTCGCAGCCAAAAAAGCAGGGGTAGATGATGCTGGAACTCAATAAGCAGCGTAAAGCGTTTCTGGACATGCTCGCTTGGTCTGAAGGTACGGATAAGCCAGGACAGCCCACAAAGAACCACGGCTATGACGTCATTGTTGGTGGTTCGTTGTTCAGCAATTACGCCGACCATCCCCGCAGGCTGATCACGTTAAACCCCAAACTAAAATCCACGGCCGCGGGTCGGTATCAACTGCTGGCAAGATGGTGGGATGCGTACC